CTTTGCGCGGAGTCTCTTTGACTTACGCTGTTTTGGACGAGGTCGCTGACATCAAGCCCGAAGCCTGGGAGCAAGTCATTCGCGCGTCTTTGTCAGACAAAAAGGGTCGCGCCATCTTTATCGGCACTCCCAAAGGGCGCAATTGGTTCTATGATTTGTACAACTTGGGGCAGAACGAGACGGACGACGACTGGAAGTCGTGGCACTTCACGACAAAAGACAACCCCATGATTGACGAGAAAGAGATTGAATCTGCTAAGAAAACCTTGTCGAGCTTTGCGTTCAAGCAAGAATACTTGGCGTCGTTTGACAATGCGGGGAGCAATCTGTTCAAAGAAGAATGGATCAAGTACGGTGAAGAACCCGAACACGGGTCTTATTTCATCGCCGTTGACTTGGCGGGTTTCGAGGAAGTGGCCAAGCAAGCAGCCAACGCAAAAAAGAGGTTAGACGAGTCGGCCATCACGATTGCCAAAATCACAGATGACGGAAAATGGTTCATCACTGAGATCGAGCATGGGAGATGGGACATTCGGGAGACGGCGTCGAAGATACTCACGAAGATCAGAAAGTACCGTCCCATCTCAGTCGGCATCGAGCGTGGCGCCCTAAAGAACGCCGTTTTACCGTATTTGTCGGATTTGATGCGCAAGTCGAGCATCTATTGCCACATTGAGGATTTGACCCATGGGAACCGCAAAAAGGCTGATCGGATCATCTGGGCATTGCAAGGACGCTTTGAACATGGGAGAATCATCCTTAATTCAAAGCACGACTGGACAGAGTTCATTGATCAATTGTTGATGTTTCCCGCCAATGGCGTCCACGATGACTTGATCGACAGCGCGTCCTATATTGACCAGTTGGCCGTCACCTCTTACTTTATGGAAGGAGAGGACGAAGACTGGGAACCCGTAGATATTATTAGTGGAGTGTGATGGACAATCATTTGCCAATAGTAGATAATCCAAATCAAGATGAAGATATAGTCAAGCCAGATGATGAGCTTGGCGTTTTGCCGTTGTCCCTAGATTTGGGGGTAAACTACGCACCTATTAATCCACAATATCAAGACCCCTTTGGGGACACGGTGAGGTAATATGGCAACAGAACAAAGCAAACTCGAACCCGATCAGTTCCAAGAAGAAACCGACTCCGACAAAGACTTGGTGAACTTCGTTGTGGATCATTGTGATCGTTGGAAAGAGTACAGAGATGCGAATTTCTTACCCGATTGGGAAGAATACGAGCGCATTTTTCGCGGTCAGTGGGCTGAAGAAGACAAGACGCGCGACTCTGAGCGATCAAGAATCATTACTCCAGCCACTCAGCAAGCGGTAGAAACCCGTCATGCTGAGATCATGGAGGCTGTATTTGGTCAGGGCGAGTTCTTTGACATTGAGGACAATATTCAGGACGTCGATGGCAACCCTTTTGATGTCTTGGCGCTAAAAGCTCAATTGATGGAGGATTTCAAGAAAGACAAGATCAGAAAGTCAATTGACGCCATCGGTCTGATGTCTGAAATCTATGGCACTGGCATTGGCGAGATCATTGTCAAGTCTGAAAAAGAGTACACGCCAACGACCAAGCCCATCCCGAACCAGATGGGACAAGCAGCCATTGGCGTGACAGAGACTGATCGCATTGCGGTCAAGATCAATCCCGTCAACCCTAAGAACTTCATCTTTGACCCTAATGGGACGTCGGTTGACGACTGCATGGGCGTGGCCATCGAGAAGTTCGTCTCAATTCATAAGGTCGTCGAGGGGATCGAGAAGGGTATCTATCGCAAGGTTGACGTCGGTACTGATCCAGACGACGAGTCTTTGGACGCAACGCAAGAAGTAACTCAGTTTTCAGACAATAAAGTCTTGGTGCTGACGTATTACGGTCTGGTTCCACGCGAGTATTTGGACAATCTGGAAGAAAACAAAGACGTTGTGAAGTTGTTCCCAGACTCGTCTTTGGCTGAAGATTACTCAGACATGGTCGAGGCCGTCATTGTGATTGCCAACGGCTCTAAGCTCTTAAAGGCCGAAGAAAACCCGTACATGATGAAGGATCGTCCAGTTTTGAGCTATCAAAACGACACGGTTCCCAATCGTTTGCTCGGTCGCGGTACAGTGGAGAAAGCCTACAATATGCAAAAGTCGATGGACGCGCAAGTGCGCAGCCATTTAGACTCTTTGGCGCTGACCACTTCACCCATGATCGCCATGGATGCGACCCGTTTACCACGTGGCGCCAAGTTCGAGGTCAAGCCTGGCAAGGCGATTCTGACCAATGGCGCTCCGGCAGATATATTATTTCCCTTTAAGTTCGGTAATACAGATGGATCAAATCTCCAGACATCAAAAGAGTTTGAGCGTATGCTCTTACAGGCAACGGGCACTCTGGACTCGAATGGTATGGTGTCTCAAGTCGCTAGAGACGGTGGCGCTGGTGGTATTTCAATGGCTGTCGCGTCAATCATCAAGAAATACAAGAGAACACTGATCAACTTTCAAGAAGATTTTCTTGTTCCGTTCATCAAGAAGGCTGCATTCAGATATATGCAGTTTGACCCAAACAGATACCCAGCAGTTGATATGAACTTTATCCCGACTGCGACTTTAGGCATCATTGCTAGGGAATATGAACAACAACAGTTTATCGCTCTGCTGCAAACTTTGGGGCCAAATACGCCAGTCATGCCTTTGATCCTGAAAGGCATCGTCAACAATTCATCTTTGAGCAACAAGGCAGAATTGATGCAATCCTTAACCCAGATGGCGCAACCCGATCCACAGCAAGCACAAATGCAACAAGTGCAACAACAATTGGCCTTGCAAGCAACTCAGGCTCAGATCGCAGTTAATACCACTCTGGCTGAAAAGAATCGCGCTGATGCGACATTGACGGCGGTTGAGGCTCAAATGAAACCTCAAGAAGTGCAAGCCAAAGTCCAGTCGGCATTGACGAATAACTTACCAAGCCAGGCTGATCAGGCGAGTGCAGAGTTCGATAAACGGGTCAAGATCGCCGAGTTGATGCTCAAAGAGGCTGACATCAAGAACAAGTCAAAGATTGTTGAGTTACAAATGGCCAACAAAAAAGAGAATTTATCGCAAGTTGAAAGCGACTTTTTAGATCAATTGGCGGGGAGTCTTAAATAATGGATTTAATCCCAAACTTAGACCAACTCACTGACGAGCAAAAAGTCAAAGCCTTGGAGTCGATCCAAGAGTCGATTCAACAGTCCAAAGAAATTCAGAAAAAGAAGATCGCTGAGAATGTTGATCTGGTGCTCCAAGCCTTAAAGAAGATTGAGTCTGATATTCGGACTCGCTTTGATGGAGTTGGTAGCGCCATTGAAAAGCGCGTCTTGTCGATCAAAGACGGTCGTGACGGAATCAATGGCGTCGATGGCCGTGACGGTAAAGACGGTAAGCCTGGTCGTGATGGTCAAGTTGGCCCTAAAGGTCGTGACGGTTTAAATGGCCGTGATGGAATTGATGGCCAAGACGGTGTCTCAGTTACCAACGCTCACCTAGACTTTGATGGTTCTTTGGTGATCACATTGAGCAATGGGACTGAGATCGATGTCGGCGAAGTCATGCCAATGGATTTGGCTGAGAAGATCAAGATTGTCTCTAATGGAGGCGGTACTTCTCAATATGTTGTCGATACTTTGGCGTCTTTGCAGTCTCAGATCACAGCGCTTGGAAGTGGCGGGAGCATGACTTACCCAGGCGCGGGTATCCCACTGTCAACGGGTACTGCATGGGGAACAAGTTATCCCACAACTGGCGCCACTTCAGTTGTTTTGAGAGATTCAAGCCAAAACGTCTCAGCGAATTCGTTTTTAAGCACATTCACGAATGTTGCAGCAGCTGGAACAACAACCACTCTGACGGTCAGCTCATCGACTAGATATACAGTAACGGGTTCTGGTGGCCAGACATACCAATTGCCAAGTGGCACGACTTTGGCCAACGGCGCAGTCTTTTCTTTCAACAACAATCAAAGATCTGGCGCAATCACGGTCACCAATAACTCAAGCACAACGATTGCAACGGTTCAGTCTGGCGGTTTTGTAGAAATTACTTTATTATCTAACGCAACAACGGCTGGGTCTTGGGACGTTCACGTGCAAGCGCCATCGAGTGTATCTTGGTCAACCAATACATTCGATTACGCGGGTTCGATTACAAGTGCGACTTGGAATGGAGTTGCAGTGGCTGCAAACCGTGGCGGTACGGGTCAATCAACTTACGCAACTGGTGATATTATTTACGCAAGTGCAACAAATACTTTAAGCAAATTGACAGCTGGAACCAATGGGTATGTATTGACTCTAGCGTCTGGTGTACCCACTTGGGCAGCATCAAGTGGAGGAGGCGGGAGTTCATCGTCTGCACAAGCATTTGCTTGGTTCATCTCAAGATAAAGGACAAATATGTTAGTTTTAGATTCAACGCTTAAATCAATCACGGTAGCAATGTCTGGAGCTGCTGCTACAACCAATCCAGATTTTGTTGTGGCTTGGTCTGATGACACGGGATCAGCATTTACCGAAGGTTCTACAGATGGCGCCTTGAATGGCACGTCTCAAGTGACTTTGGTTGCTGCACCAGCTGCGTCCACCAGACGATTGGTCAAAACGATCAATATTCAAAACAAAGATACGGCAGCGGTCACTTTGACCATTACCTATAACAATAATTCAACGCTCAGAAACATTGCCAAAGTGACGCTCCAAGTCGGAGACACTTGGACGACTGATGGGACGACGGACACAAATGGTAATTTAAAGACTGTTCAGGGAACAGTCAATTTGGCCACTAGCGTGACTGGTGTTTTACCAGCTGCAAACGGTGGTACTGGCGTGGCCAATTCATCGACAATCACGCTTGGCGGTAATCTTACAACGTCTGGCGCTTATGCAACCACTTTGACAGCAACAGGAACCACAACAGTTACATTACCCACAACTGGCACTTTAGCGACTTTGGCGGGTTCTGAGACATTTACCAATAAGACTCTTACCAATCCAACGGTGACTAATTACGTTGAAACACTTCAAGCCGTAGGAACGGTAGGATCAACAAGCACATTGGCATTAACAACAGGAACAGTATTGACGGCAACATTAACAGCATCTACGCCTTGCACATTTACAATGCCAACAGCGACTGCGGGTAAATCTTTTATTCTTAAACTGATTCAAGCATCTAGTGGAATGACCACGGCAACATTTACTAGTGTTAAATGGCCTGGCGGTACTGCACCAACCATAACTGCTACTGCATCTGCGGTAGATATTCTTAGTTTTGTGTCTGACGGTACAAATTGGTACGGCACATTTGCACAGGCGTTTGCATAATGTTTGGAGCACTTAACTTTTTTTTAACTGGTGCTAAAAAATCAGGCTTTTCTGCTTCCTACTTGGTGGTAGCGGGTGGCGGTGCTGGATCAGTTAATGGTGGTGGAGGAGGTGCGGGCGGTTTTAGAACTAACACACTAACAGTTGCGCTTTCAACTGCTTATACAGTTACTGTTGGAGCTGGTGGTGCTGGACAAACATACAATAATAGAGCAAGCACAACTGCTGGATCAAATTCTGTTTTTGAAACTATTACTTCTTTAGGCGGTGGTCAAGGCGGTGCTGAAGCTATTAATTGGGGCAATGGCACAGCAATTGGTGCGACTGGAGGTTCTGGTGGTGGTAATGGATATACAAATTCATCTACTGTTTCTAGTGGAACTTCAGGACAAGGTAATGCTGGTGGAACAACAATAAATTCTACAAGTGACGCTTATGGAGGTGGAGGAGGAGCAAGTGCTGTTGGTGGCAATGGAGCTGTAGTTGCTGGTGTTAGTGCTTTTGGTGGTGCTGGTGGTGCTGGTAGCGCAAGTTCAATATCAGGCTCAAGTGTTACATATGCGGGCGGTGGTGGTGGTGGTTCAAATGGAATCGGTGCAGTTGGTGGTACGGGTGGCTCAGGTGGTGGTGGTGCAGGTGTGACTACAAATTTAACATCAGTTGCTGGAACTGCAAATACTGGTGGTGGGTCTGGTGGTTCTGCTGGAGGAGGTGGAGTTTCAAGTAACGGTGGTTCAGGCGTAGTTATTATTTCAATACCTAGCGCCCGAACTGCAACATTTTCAGGTGGAGTCACTCAAACGTCTACAACAGTTGGTGCAAACAAAGTTTATACAATAACTGCCACATCTACAACTTCAGAAACTGTCACATTTAGTTAAGGAGAATATATCATCGCACACTTTGCAAAACTAGATGAAAACAATATTGTGGTTTTTGTTACTGTAGGACGGGACGAAGACAACGGTAAAGAAGATGAATTGACTGCTAGAACAGGTGATGTTTATAAGCAGACTTCTTACAATACAAGAGGAGGTGTTCACTCTAATGGTGGCACTCCTTTTCGTAAAAATTACGCTGGAATTGGATACACCTACGACTCTGGCAGAGATGCTTTCATACCTCCCAAACCATTCAACAGTTGGGTCTTGAATGAATCCACTTGTTTGTGGGATGCGCCAGTAGCAATGCCTACAGACGATAAGATTTATAGGTGGAATGAAGAAACAATCAATTGGATTGAAGTTACACAGTAATGGATAAGGAATTACAGCACTATTATGAGGAGAGGTTCAGCACCATGGCGACGCCAGGTTGGATCGATCTCATGGAGGACATTGACATTATGATCAATTCTCTCAATAATATTAGTGTGATTCCAGATGAGAAAGACTTACAATTTAAAAAAGGTGAGCTTTCAATACTAACTTGGCTGAAAAACTTGAAAGAAGTCAGCGAAAGATCGTATGAGGAATTAAATGAGAAGAATGTTTGAATTTGTCTGCGCAAGCGGACACCGTATGGACAAGCTGACCGATTATGAGTCGAAATCAGTCCCATGCGATTGCGGTGAGACAGCTCATCGCGTGTTAAGCACTCCAGCAATTAAGTTGGAAGGATGGTCTGGATCGTTCCCTGGCGCAGCCAATCGGTTCGAGAAAAGCCATTTAGACAAGTTAAAAGCGGAGCAAAAAGCGAATTCATAAGCCATTGTGCCGAATTCATGTGTTAGTCCAAGAACCAAGTTATTGGCTGGAAAGGTAAAGTATGTTGATTGACAACGACGAGAATCAAAGTGAAGTAGACATCGAGGAAAGTAAGGCGCAAGCCAACAGTCAGAATACGATTCCCGACAAGTACAGGGATAAATCGTTGGACGACATCATTAAGATGCACCAAGAGGCTGAAAAGCTGATCGGTAAGCAAGCTCAAGAAGTTGGCGAAGTCAGAAAACTTGCAGATGAACTCATTAAGAATAATCTTGTTGGTGGGAAACAGCAGACTATAGAGGTTGAACCTGAAGTTGATTTCTTTGAAGACCCAAAGAGAGCAATGCAAAGGACTGTCGATAATCATCCTGATGTCTTGGCGGGCAGAAATGCAGCCATAGAGTTCAAGAAGATGCAGATTCAGAACCAATTGAATCAAGATCATCCTGACTATAAACAAGTCGTGAATGATGTAGAGTTCATTGACTGGGTCAAGTCTAGCAACGTGCGAATTGGTCTTTATACCAAGGCAAACGCTGATTTTGATTACGATAGCGCTAATGAATTGATCTCTACGTTTAAACAGTTGCGTGGCGTCAAAATGAGGCAGACCGAGCAAGATGGAGAATCTACTCGCAAGCAGAATTTGAACAGTGCAATGGTTGATAGCGGTGGAACTGGCGAAAGCTCAAGGAAAGTCTACAGACGGGCTGACCTTATTCGATTGAAAATGAACGACCCAGCGCGATATGAGGCATTGTCTGATGAGATAATTACAGCATACGCAGAGGGTCGAGTAAAATAACTTAACTTTTTTGGAGTAAACATCATGGGTTTAGGAACAAATCACGTAACGCGGACGACGGCCGCGACATTCATCCCAGCAATTTGGTCAGATGAAATTGCAGCCGCGTACAAAAAGAGCTTAGTTGTTGCAAATATTGTCAAGAAGATGAACTTCAAAGGCAAAAAAGGCGACACTATTCACATCCCAGTGCCTACACGTGGCACTGCGGCATTAAAGGCTGCATCTACTCAAGTCACATTGCAAGCTGCAACTGAGACTGAGAAGACAGTGTCAATTACTAGGCATTTCGAGTATTCACGTTTGATCGAGGATATTGTCGAAGCTCAGGCATTGACATCTTTGCGTTCTTTCTACACTGACGACGCTGGTTATTCATTGGCTAAACAGATCGATACTGATTTGATTCAGTTGGGTCGTGGCGCCAATGGTGGAACAGCTGCATCAGCACGTTATACCGCAGCCTACATTGGCTCTGACGGTACAACTGCTTATGATTACAGTGCCAACACCAACACTGGTAATGCTGCTGCTTTGACAGACGCTGCAATCCGTAGAACGATTCAGCGCTTGGACGACAGTGACATTCCAATGGACGGTCGTTTCTTCGTTATCCCTCCATCATCACGCAACACCTTAATGGGTCTGGCTCGTTATACTGAGCAAGCATTCGTTGGTGAAGGTGGTGGCGCCAACACCATCCGCAATGGTGAAATTGGTAACTTGTACGGCATCCCAGTGTTTGTGTCTAGCAACGCCGATTCAACATCTGCAACAGCAGCGTTTGGAACTGACTCTTCATCTGGCACAGCGACTGGTCGAGTATGCTTGATGGGTCACAGAGATGCGTTTGTTTTGGTTGAGCAAATGGGCGTACGTTCACAGACTCAGTACAAACAAGAGTACCTCGGTACATTGTTCACTGCTGACACACTGTATGGCGTTACCGAGTTGCGTGACTATGGCGCGATTGCTTTGGCTGTACCATCCTAATTAACTACATAAGGAGTTAATAATATGGCAGCAGCAACAGCAGTAAATGTACGTCAAGG